AAAATGTCTGTTGCTATTCCAGCAGAGGCATTAAATGTTCCAAGTCCAGTCTTTACACCATATCTTTCAACTTGTAATGGTGTTTGTGGATTTGTGGTTCCTATACCGACATTGACAAAAGTGTGAATTCCTACAGGGGTTTCTATCCACTTACTAATACCCTGAGGTCCAACCTCACCTTGAGCTCCCTGAGGTCCACCAGGAGGTCCTTGTTCACCTTGAGGTCCTCTTACACCTTGAGCACCTTGAGGTCCAAATCCTTGAGGACCAATATCTCCTTGAAAACCTTGAGGACCTTGTACACCTTGAGGTCCTTGTACTCCCTGTGGACCAAGTGCACCTTGAGGTCCTAATTCTCCTTGAGGTCCTTGAATTCCTTGAGGTCCAGTAGATCCTTGTACACCTTGAGCACCAGTAGCGCCAGTAGCGCCAGTAGCACCTTGAGCACCTTGTGCACCAGTGCCACCTGTACCACCAGTAGCACCAGTAGCACCTTGGACACCTTGAGCACCTTGAGGTCCTTGAATGCCTTGAGGACCAGAAGAACCTTGTGCACCTTGAGGTCCTTCTCCCTGAGGACCTTGGAAACCTTGTAATCCTGTTTTGCCTTGAGGACCAATTGGACCCAAATCTCCCTGAGCACCTTGAGGTCCAATATTTCCTTGTGGTCCAATATTTCCAACTACACCCTGAGGACCTTGAACTCCCTGAGGTCCTTGAAAACCTTGAAATCCTTGAGCACCTTGAGGGCCTTGAATACCTTGAGGTCCCTGTACACCTTGAGGTCCTCTGTTTCCAATAATTTGAGTTAAATTTGTCCCATCTCCAAAAGTGGCATAAATTTCATTGAAATTTTGATTAATCTTACTAGCCCCTTGAAGTAGGGTATCGCCAGTTCCATCATTTGGGACAGATCCTGTAGATATTATTTGCCTTGCCATTATTACAGGTAGTTTATTTTATTTAGTTAAACTTCCCCAAAGGGATTTATCTCTGTAAAATCTATAATTGAATCTCCTTCTTCCTCAATTTCCTTGTTGGTATCATAAGATTCAACAAGCTCATATGTTTGATACTTTTGAATTATATATGTTGCAGTGGATGCTGCTCCCACAACAATATCACCAACTCTAAAGTCTGTTCCCATACCAGCAACTTTTAGTTGTCTGCTATCTGGATTCCAATCTTTGACTAAACCAGATGCTAAAGAAATAGATCCCCTTATTGTTTCTCCAAAAATATAATTTCCAGATGACACTGTAGATCCTGCACTAATAGTAATAGTGGGTGCCCCAGTATATCCATAACCAGCATTTACAATTCTGATTGTAGATATTCCTCCATTTCCATCCAAAAATGCTTCTGCAATAGCAACTGTTCCTCCTATTCCTGGAGAAGATATTGTTACTGTTGGTTTTTGATAATAACCTTTACCAGCATAAGTCAGTGTGATAATGCCAATGCTTCCTGTGGTAGCAATTCCAACTTTTACACTAGCACCATATCCACCACCACCAAAGAAACTTACAGATGGTGGTTTTGAATATGAATATCCTCTTCCTGAATTTTCTATGTAAACTTTACTCAAACTCTTTCCACTTGTAAGAATTCTTGCACTTGTGACCACTCCAACTGCAGTTGCCTTTATTCCGCTTAGTGGAGATGTAACAACTAAAGAAGGTGGAGTTGAATATCTATATCCACCATTAATAATATCAATAAATTGAACTGCTCCAGAAGTAATTCCAGTATATGCAGTTGCATTTGAACCCCCTTCTGCGAGAGTTAAAACTGCACCATAACCAACATCTTTAAAGTTATCATCAAGATCTTTAATGCCTGTAGAAATTTCTTCATCTTCATATTCAAATAGTTCACATCTCAGTTCATAAACATAATTTTTTTGCAGTTGATAAAATGGTTTTCTATTTTCAACATATTTAATTTCCATTATACTATCTGATAATGGAACATAAATTAAGTCACCTTCATTAGGTCTAGAAGTATTAGTTACATCAGGAATAACTTTCATTAATTCACCAATATACATATCAAATCTTTCTTTAGAAATCACCAGCGTCATTTGGTCAGTAATTCTGACACCAAATTTACTCATCAAAATGCTGTTAGAATCAAATCCCTCATAAGTGGAAAGATATGCTTCAATTGGAAATGCTGCTTTGAATTTGGAATACAAAACATCTTTTATAATTTTTCCTTTCGTTACAATTTGTCTTGGCATGTAATAAACTTCAATGCCATACATTTTCAATTGTTCATTAATTAGATCTTGAACAAGACCTTGTTCACCAGAAGTTCCTTGTATGAAGAAAGGATTTAACATAATTATCCAATCAGATCTAGTGGAGGTAATTCATGCTCTATCATCATAGTATCTTTAATCTGTTGCAATTCTCTAACTGCATCATCATAAATTTGTCTTCCATTCAATTCAACTCCACCAGGAAGTTTAACTCCCTGGAACTTAATTAGATTTTGTCCCCACTGTTTTTTAATTAAAGCAGTCAAATACATCTTCAGGAAAGAATCATTATAGACATTAGTAAATTCATTTGGATTTAAAATCCTATAACACTCAATTAGTAAATATTGATCTGCTGGAATAGAATCCCAACTGATATCTAAATATAGTCTATTTTGTCTTTTATTAAATCTAATTTGTCTTTGTGGATTAACAATCCAATCTATATCTTCTAGGTATCTTTTGGTAACATAGTAATTCAACATTTCAGTTGAACTAAACCAATAAATGTCATTCAAAAAAAGTTGATAGTTTACATTAAACATGTTGGATGCAATAGTTCTATTGTCCAACTTAAACACTCTTTCAATTCCTAATACTGTATCTGGAACTGGAATATAATTACTATTTTCTTCCCAACTAAATGTTCCCAAAGAAGTTGTGACTGAAGTAGTTGCAATCCCTGCTGAGGATTCTCCTCCTCTTGCTCTACCTCTTTGCTTATCTTCTTCGGTAATTTTATACTTTAAAAATACTTTTGCAACACCATCAAAATGTCTTTCTTGGAAATACTGAAGAGCATCATCAACCAAGTCATCTAGTTGCTCTTCAGCAATATTGATTTCCAAAACAGGAGCACCAAGTTTCCTTAGACAGTAATCAATTAATTGTTGTCTTGATGCAGGTTTTGCCATTATTTTTTTACTTTTTAACTATTTAGAGTGATTTAGCCATGTTTGCAACAACTTCTTGTTGTTTCATATAGAGTTTCAAATAACACTTACAAAAATTTCTTAGATAATTTAAATCTGCACAAGAATCTAACTCTCTAGATATTTTTTCATATTCAAATAATTTATCAATTGTATCAAGTTCTATTTCATCTGGATTCATTTAAAAAACCTCTTAATAAAGTTTTAATTTCATCTAAATCAGATCTAACTGATTTTAGTTCATTCTCTAAATTTTCTATCTTTAATTTTTCTGAGTTTCTTTTATGTTTTAATTTACTATAATGATCTGATGTAAATGTGTCAGTATTAATAATTGCATTTGTTTCTAAATCTCTAAGTAAATGAGAATGCCCCTCAACTTTTGCATAATGTTTAATCATTACTTAACTGCAATTGCTCTTAAATCTTTAATTAAAGGTGAATAAGACTGATTGTTAGATGTTCCCACTATTTTAATTTGATATCCAGTAAATTCTGGAAGATTATCAGCACTAAACGTGTAATCTCTATATCCTCCAAGATCACTACTTGGAACTCTAACATCAGGTCTTCCATCATTATCATTTTCATCAACTACATTACCATTTACATCTAAGTTTAAATAACCAGGGAATAATTCCCATACTTGATCTTCATCTGGAGAATCATTTCTATAAAGTTTATAGAGAACTCTTACATCTGAAGATGAATGTCTATATGCAGAGAATAGAACTTTCAGGGCATTAGCAGATTGTGTTAGATCAATTCTCTTAGAAATATGAGAGAATGCATGAGGATCATCTAAGTTTGAATTCACAGAACCATCTGATGCATAAGAACTCAATCCTACTGGTTGATTAATTCTGTAATTTCTAGTTGTAATGAATGTCTGCTCCAAATCTATAATTGGAGAAAGGTTTTCATCTCCTGTAGATAGATTTAACTCTAAAGTAAATGACTTACTTCCAGTAAATTGAGTATTGTTTAGGAATTGAATTTCATTTACTCTAGAACAAACCATTCTTGGAGTGTCTAAGAAGTTTACTGCATTAATATCAATATCTTCAAATCCTTTGTCTACAAAAGAAGTTTCAGATCCATCTACACTTGTTGATGAGACTGTTCTAATTTTTCCAACAGTTGAAGTCTTATTAAAGTTTTCTACAAAAAATGGATTTAGTTGAACTCTATTAAACTGTTTGTTTCTTGAGGCATAAACTCTAGATCCACCTCCAAATTTAGATTCAGTAAATGATGCACCAGCAGCAACTTGAATATAATAGTTATCAATAGTTGGTTTTGGTGAATCTACAACATCATGAGTTGTGTTGATCTTTGCAAGAGATACCCCACTGAATTCATACTTATAAACAAATGAGTTAATGTCATGAGGAGCAGTAACTGTATCTAAAGATCCTCTAGTGATAGTTAGAAGTTGACCAGCACCTACACCTTCATATCTGATAATTTCATTATCAATTTTAATATATCCTGGGTTTGATGGACTTACTTGTTGTCCATCAAATGTTCCAAAGTTAGTTGTGCTGGCAATTGTAATTGGACCAGACTCAGTGCTACCATAAGAAACTGAAAGTTTAGTTGGAACTAAATCTGATTGAACATTTTTAATTTGTACTTGATTATTGATTGAATGCATTCCATGGTTTGGATGGAATACTAACATGTGCCTTCCATCATTCAGTGAAGATGCTGATGTGGAAATTGAGAAAATTGGATTCTCTGGTAACAGGTTTTCTAAAGTATCAACTTCTACTTTGGCATTATAGAATCTTGCAGTTCCAGCAGAAGAACTGAATTTGCACTTCTTAAGTTTAAATTTCAAATCTTCTTCTTGGCTTGGTGTCCAAGTTGTACCATTTTGTGATTTGAATAGACTTCCCATAGAGGGTTGACTATTGATAATAACCTTTTCAACTTCTGGAGAATTTCTAGTAGTAATTTCAACTTCTCCCATTCTAGCGATCCAGACATTATATTCATCTGAATCAGAGAGAAGAACTACAGCATATTCTCTTCCACCTTCTAATCTTGTTAGAGAATCAAATGTAAATGTAGTGGGAACTGTCCCATCAGTGCTTATCTTAACATCTGCAGGTAGTAGTGATTTTTCTAAACCACCAACAATTTTGTCTGGACCACCAGGAATTCCATAAGATACTTCTCTAATTTGTAAGGTAACTGGAATAGAATCAGATTTAGAAGCAAAGAAAACATCTACTGATGATGGAACAATTCCATTTTCTTCTTCCACATTGAAAGTCTGTGCAAGAGGATCATAGTAAACAATTCTTCCAGTTCTTACATTAGTTCCTGCAGATGTAAAAGTTGCTTCTGCAAAACTTACAGTTTCTCCTGGAACACCAAGTGCAGGTTGAGTAGTGGACAGTTTTACTAAAGATGAACCTGTTCCAAATTTTGGATTAGTTCCCTGTGGATCTGGAATAAAAATGCTACCAATAACAGTACCATTGTCATCTGTGATGAGTCTATTATCTGCTACTTTTGCTGAAGCTCCACTTTCCAATCCATATAGACTCATCCCTACAACAGCATTTCCACTGAATGCAGATACATTAGATACTTGTAAAGAAGAAGTATCAATGTTTAAGAATGTTGATTGTGGACCATATAAAGTTGAAATCCCTACTGATGGGGAATATGGATTAATTTTAAAGGTGGCAGATGGAGATATGTGGTCTCCAGACTTATGATTTGGAGTGCAAATTCTAAATCTAATAACATCTCCAGAAGTTGTAGAACCTATAACGGTTTCTCCAACTCTAAATACTCCAACAACAGAATTAATTTCAAGAAGTTTGGGGAATGCATAAGTCTTTCCAGCATTTGATGAGGAAAGATCTACAGAAGCAAAAGATAAATTGAATCTTGTTTTTGGTTTTAATCTGGTTCCAGTGAATTGAATATTTCTTGATCTAATATAAGGAATAGAAGCAACTTCAGTGACAATTTCTGAAGTTCCTCTTCTGTGCCAGTTTGCTACCATTCTTGTTCCCAAGTCTGAAGATACTGTCCAAGTATCTGGGGGAGAAAGTGAAAGTGCACCTGTCCAAGTCACAATATTAAATGGGTTTACATTAACTATTCTACTTGCAAAAGGTTGATCTACTTCTGTTACTTCTGTATAATTAAGAGATAAGTGTCTGCCAGTTCTCTTTAACCCATTTGAATTTGTATTGGTTAGGTTGGTTTCTTCAATAGAAACTTGATTATCAAAATTAAATAAGGAAAGATCTATTCTATCTTGAGTAGAAAGAGCAGATAAAGTATTGTCTTCAATAGAAGCTTGATATGATAGATTTTCAATATCTGATGTATTGTAGCTGCCAAAGTTATCTACAAAAAATCCAGATTTAAATCTATTAAATCCATATTCATCCTCAATGAGAAGATTTTGAGTAGAAACTTCAAGTAAAGAAAGAGAAGTATAGTATTCTAAACTAGCAATTCTAGAATCTAAGTCTCTCAAATCAGACATAGTATATCTTCTATGGTCTGCAAGGACAATAGTTACATCTCTTTTTATGTCATAGACATAAGGGATGCTGACAATTGTAGCAACTTCTAATACTTCAGTTGAAATTTCTGGAGCAACTGGTAGTTCTGCAGGTTCCCCTAAAACTAGATCAAAAATACCTTCTTTTGATAATGTAAGCCTATCTACTCTTGGAAGATAAAAATCATAGTCAAATATAAAACTTTCATTGGAAACCATGACTTGAGATGCATTCAAGTGAGAAGTATTAAAACTTCTTGCCCCAAATTCAAATGGACTTAGTAAAGGACCTGAATCATATGGTACAATTCTAGGTCTTAAGTCAATAGTATCAGTGTTTCTAACACCTTCATATATTGCTAGATTTTCTTTATTAAAAATTCCTGGGTAACTGTTAACAGTAACTACATCACCAGAGTCTGTACTTTCATAATCAAAATAATCAAAGTAAATTTTTAATCTACCAGCAGGTTCTTTAGCAAGATCTTTTCTCTTGACTCTTCCAAAGTCATAGAAATGTTTTCTTTGCCCATTGTCTACAATATAGTCACTTAATACATTAGCATCCCCAGGATCTACACTTGATATTGTAGCTTCATATCCAGTCTCTTTAAATAATACCTTTTCACCAGATCTAAATCTTTGATCTGATTTATAAATGATATACAGTTGTGATCCTGCTTTTTGTTGAGCATAAACTGCCACTGACCCAGATTGCTGCCCAATAACAAGTTCACCAAGAATTAAATCATTGGTGTTGTTATTTGGACTATTGAGACCTGTAATTGCAATCCAAGGTGGTGCTGGAGTTCCAGTTGATGCAGACTCAAAAATTCCATGAACTTCTAAGATATCAGGAACATTTAAACTGATTTCTTTGTCTTCTACTCTAATTCCATAAACTCTAGAGTTAGTTAATCCAGCATTTCTTACTGGAGAATATTTTGTCTTATTAATTTCAATTGATTGAACTCTCTTTCTCTTTTTGTATTTCGGAGAAACATTTGACTTAATTTGAGTAGTTATAAGTTTACATGGACCTGCAGTTCCACTTAATCCACTCAAAGTTCCAGTTTTACTTCCTGCATTTAGAACTAAATTAGAATCAGACAGTGACTCAATGCTACCATCATTGTTAACTACAATATATCTTTCTTCATCAAATGGTGCATACACATAATCAGTTCCACCCAAATCAGGAAGAGTTATTGCATTGCTTGTTTTAGTAAGTCCAAAGTATTGCTTTCTAACATAGATATTAGAATTTAAAAGATCAACATTTGCAATATTAGCATTTGCTAATGAAGAATATAAAGAAGAATCATCTAATCTTAAAATTTCTGCTGATGCTTTAGCAATATTTTGAATTGAAAGAGTTCCAGATCCAAGATCCCCAGTACATACATTAGGAACAGTGTACACACCAGTTATAGTTACTTTTGTCTTTAAATTATTGATGCTAGTTACTCTTGCATAAACTGAAGAGGTAATCCCAGACCTTTCATACTTTACAATATCGCCCACTTTAAAAGTATTAGCAAATGTTGCACCATCTGCTCTAGTTATAGTAGCAATTCCAGTTGCAGAGTATACTTCTACATTGAATGGTCCAACTAAATTATCTGTTTTTGACAGAACAGAGTCTGCAGTAAAACCTGTAGCACCTGTAGGTGTAGTGGTTATGATTGATTTAATATCATTAACTGAATAATCAGTTACAGTTCCAACTGAAACATTAGATTCAGTGCCATCAATGATAAGTTTTTCATTAGTGATAAACTTTCCAGAAACTTGATATAAAGAAACTTCAGCACCTGTAAAAGTTTTAGCATATCCAGCAGCACCACTACCTTTACCTTGAACATATGATCCTACTGCCATAGCAGTAGTGGATGCAGTTGCTACTATGTTTGTATAAGTTTGAACATCAAATAGATACAAGTTGAACTGACTTGACTCATTTGAATATGATGTGTTATTTGATTCAAAATCATAGATTCTTGCATATCCAATAGTTCCACCTACAGAAACTTTATTGGATAATCTAAGGTTAGACAGTTCAATTAAAGCATTAGTTGTAATGCCAATGTTTGGCATATTGGTAACATTATTGATCTTTAATACATTACCAGCATAAAAATTGCTTGATGAAGATTGAATAGATTTTGTAGTTCTTGGTTTTGGAAAATCTACTACTGTCTCTGTTGAAGAAATTTCATATCCTTTTACATATGATTTACCTGGGGAAATTCTAATAACACCTAAATCATCAGATGGAACACTTCCAGAAGATGTTAATTGTCCATCATAGTATAATCCATCATTTCCAAGTCTGTTATTAAGTGAATTTAATGCATCTGCAGTATAAGGTTGTACATAATAATTACCAGATTCATCAAAAGTTCTTCTTGCAAGGATATCTTCAATAAAAGCACTATCTGATTGAGATCTTATTTTTCTTAGGACACCATTTTCTACCCTAAACAGTTCCACAAAGTCATCATCATAAAAATCATCTAGTTCTTTACTAGTTAATGTAGCAGTAATTTTTAATCTGTCTGCACCAGGAGCTGCAAAGTTTGAAAATCCTTGTGCATTATCATTTAAACTTGAATCTAAATTAGAATCAATTATTTCTTCTGTAATTAATAGTCCAACTCTTTTAGATGGAGTATTTGAATATGGTTCTAAAATAATTGTTTCTGCTAAAACATTTACAAAGTATCCTCTGATAAAATATACACCATCATCTATTTTAGCAGCAGATCCTACTGAAGTTGCACTTTTACCAAGTGGAGACGCAATTTTTGCTACCTCACCACCTGAAAAAATAAATGAGTTGCCAACAGCAACATCTGAATTTGTAATTAATTCCTCCCCATTCACAAAAACTTCAGATGCAAAGTCTGTTGGAGATGGACTTTGATATTTTACAAATAATGTTGTAGCAACTCCAGTTTCATCTTTTGCTGCTACTTTTACTACCTTAGCAGTTACCCCAGAAATTTTACCAACTAAAATTTTGCCAATTAAATTTTCATAGTAAGATTCTAAAGAAATGCCCTTATAAGTATCTTCAATTTCTACAGCATTGAAGGTGTCATCAAAAGCAAATCCCCCAGGAATTACGATAGAACCCTCAGTAAAGAATTTAGACCCAAACTTTTCAATCTGATTTTGAAGAATAGATTGTAAATTTGTTAATTCTCTTGTTTGTACAGTAATTCCTGGTTTGAATAAAACCTTATAGTAGTTCTTATCCTCATTAAAATCATCATAATAAGGAGACTTATTTAAATCTGTACTTTGGGGCATTTTCTTAGAATTCTAAAATGATTTTAATGTCTTCTCTTTGCTGTGATGCTCTAGTTACAGAAGATCTGTTATCTACGTAGACGATTTCACCACTCTTTATATTTATATCTGGCGATGCCAGTCCCCCATTAAATCCTTGACCTAAGTAATAAGTCACAGAACCAACAGTTACAGTATCACCATTGAATCCAGTATCTATATCATAATTACTGCTTCCTACAGTAAAGCTAGTAGGAGAAAATTCTGATAATTGATATCCTGTAGCAGTTTGAATTCCTGTAGATGTGTCAACATAATTGTAATCAATTACAATTTTAGTACCAATAGCATAAGTATCAATTAAGTTTGTTCTTGGTTGAATGTATCTAGCAACTTGTGTAGTTGAGTCAAAACTGACTAAAGTTCCTTTAGCACCACTTGTAGTTTGTACCATTGCAGAATCTAATGATTCTGCAATAGAATCAGTTGTAATTCTAGCAGCATAAACTCCAGATCCACTTGATCCAGTAAAAAATGTAGATGATCCAAAGTTTTTAATATTTTTAATAATTCCTACTCTGGAAAATTGATTTCCTACTACAAAGTCTGGGTTGGTTGGATCATTTTCAATTCTTCCATAGACCAATACTCTGTTTGCTCCCAGTTCATCATACACATTTCCACCATGACCTCCTGGAGGGGGAATAATAACATTAAAGATTGCTTTGTTCCCAGTCAAAGAAGGTAAAACTGAATCTAAGTCTAATGTTGCAAAGGTATATCCTGCCCCACCATTAGTAACTTCTACTAAAACTGGTTTTGATTCCTCATCAAATGTAATTGAAGCCAATCCTCCAGTTCCATCTCCCCTGATGGGAACATTAGTTAAAGTTCCAAAAAAGTTATAAATTTGCTGTTGTTCAATTAAGATAGTTTCAATTTTTCCATCTACAGCATTATCTCTAACTCTTGCAATTTCTTCATTTGTTGTAGTTGTCCAATCATTAGGAACACTTACATATTCAGTAGAATCAAATTTTAATACATCTGCTGGAGTTAAAGTATAAAGATATTTCCATACATATCCATCACTTTCTTTTCTTGGTGCTAGATCTGTATGTAAAGGTTCTTGTGTTGAAATAATACCAGCATTATCATTTGATGGAGCAGATCCATTGTTAATACAAATGTAAACCCTATAATCTTTATTTACAACGTAGTAGTTTGCATCATATAATCTAGTGGCAGAAGTTACTGGAGCAGTGTTGTATACACTATAATCATGCCTGTACATGTCATATTTTTTTCCACTCTTCCATTGTATTTTTCTAACTACTCTTACAACATCTGAAGAATTTACCTTTTTAACACCAAGAATGGTGTCTCTATATGAGTTTATATACAGTGTATTATCAACAGGATCTGGTGGATTGGAATCCCAAGAGTTATCAAAATAAGTGGCGTTTGGTAAACCTAAGAAAATATAATATCTTCCTGTAGCAACATCACTAATGAAGTTAGAGCAATTAACAATTCTTAGTTTATCAGTAACTATCGCTGACATTTTACACGTGTATCTTTATGTTTATTTATTAGTTGACTCTATAGAAAGAAATTGAAGTTAAGTTAGTTCCACTTGGAGATGATGAGGTTGTAGAAAGACCTACAAAACTTGATCCAATAGAAACAACAGTAACACCAACACCAAGATATGGACCTTCTACATAGTCTTTAATTTGAACTAAAGAAAA